GCAGCAGCAGGTCGGTAAAGTCTACAAGCCCGTTGCGGTGCTTCCATGCCTCGTAAGACCCCACCAGTTGCAGCAGGTACTCGCTCCCGATGGCGGGGTGCTGGAAGTCGTAGATGCTCTGATCCAGGTTCCTGATCAGCTCCCAGGCGTGCAGGGCAAAAGCGCCCGGAGTCGTGTCGTTGAAGCCGTCCGTCAGGTGGCCAGGGTCCGACAGGCGCACCCCCGCCTCCTCACCCCACTTGGCCAGCTTCTTGGGCGTGACCATTTCCTCCCTGCACACGTGGCCTAGCTGGTAGGCCATCGCGTGTAGCGTCACGAGGTAGGGAAGATCTAGGCCACGGTCCTTGGCCACCTGCTTGGCCCGCCGCGTGAAGGTGAAAAACCCCACGCGGTCCCGACCGTACTTTGTCACCAGCTCCTCAGCCCTGTCGAGAAGGACGGTGGTCTTGCCGGTGCCCGGAGGGCCGTAGAGCTTGAACGTGTTCACACGTCCCCGTAGTACCGAGTCAGGTTGATGAGGTCGTCCGAGACCTTGGCCGGCGCAGAACCCACCACGTCGATCGGGAGCTTGTACACCCCACTGACCGGCTTGCCGTCCACCCGGAGCGAGCCGCAACGCGCGCCGCGCTCCTTTAGGAGGAAGTGCAGCTCCTTGGGGTTGCTAAGACGGAACCCGTGAAAGCGCAGGTAGTCGTACAGCGTAGAGAAACGGAAGGCGTAGCACGGCACCTTTCCCTTGGGCTCGATAAAGACCACCGCGGACACCACGTCCCGCGGCTCGTTGGACGTGCAGGTCTGGCAGAACTTGAGCGCACTCTCCCACAGAAGCCCCGACTCCGTGGCCACATCCGGGGGGTCTACCTCCACGAGGTTCTTCAGTTTCTCGGCGAGGATTCGATCCCACGCCTCGGTCTTGACGTTGGGGATCACCATGTTGAACGCCTCGAACACCGCCAGCTTGAAGAGCCGGTGGCACTGGAGCTGCACGGTCTCTAGGTGCAGCGTCTCCCCGTTCACGTCGAGGACCCAGGTGGGGGGCTTGGTGAGGACCTTGGTAACGCTGCCGATGGCCAAGGTGTCGTACCCGAAGCGGGTGAGCACACCGAAGTTGAGCGACCCGCACACGTCCTTGTTGCACCGATCCACCAGCGGGGACTCGCCACACTGGTAGTGGTACCCCTTGTCCTTGCCCAGCTTCTTGAGGCTCTTGATCAGCGTGGTGACCTCGGCCGGCTGGAGGCGAGGGTCGCACTTCTCGGTGGAAAAATCGTGCAGGTAGCTCTCCCACTCGTCGGGGAAGCGTCGGCGCAGATAGATGCCGTAGTTGAACAGCACCGTGTTCCGGTGCCCCGCCCCGATCTTGCCGGCGGTCAGGAGAGCAAGGCATGGGGGCGGCGCGTCGAGGTTGGGCTGGGGTAGCTCAATAGGATTCACCCTCTGAAGGAAGCGCTCCAGCGTGAGCCGCTTCCCCGCCTGCACGCAGAACCGGTTGGTGCAGTTCCCGTCGAAGTACGGCATGTTGAGCCAGTTGCCGATCCCGTTACTGGCAAGCTGGCTCTGCTTGGGAAAGACCTCAACGTCACGAGGTAGACCCAGCTCGCCGGCCCAGCTACGCAGGTGGCCAATCACCACCCCGGCCGGTTGGGGCTTCTTCAGGAAGAGGATCAGGTGCGCCCCGCCGTGGCGAGACCGGAAGACCCAGAGCGGGAGCTGCGCGGCGGCGACCTTGTTGGACAGCCCGATCAGGTCCACCTGCACCGCGTTCCGGCCATGCGTGTCCACGTCGATGGCTCCCCAGGCGCAGGTGTTGTCTTCCATGATCGGGATCAACCCGATCCCCTTCTTGCCGATCAGGTGCCGCTCCCAGTCGTGCTCGGTCACCGCCATGTGCACGGTTTGGGCGCGCTCACGCCTTACATCGTAAGTGCCGTAAGCGCGCCCGTTCGACCGGAACAGCCGGAAGAAGGCCTGAGCAGGAGTCTCAGAAGGGGACTTCTTCTCTGCCTTCTTCATGACACTCCTCGCCGCGGTCTTGGTGGACCTGGACCTCACGAGCCTTCATCATCTCGTAGGTTTCCTCACAGTAGCGGTAGAGGTCGGGGTCCTCGACGTAGTCCCCCTGGGTCACGACGTAGTTGTAGGAGACTCCCTTCGCCCGCTCCTCTTTCGCGCTGGTGAGCCGGTACCACCGGGCGAAGCTGTCCACCCCGGAGCTGCTAATCAGGTTGACGAGCCGCTTGGCCGGCTTGATGGAGGTGGACGCCATGCTGATCGCGATGGGCTGCCGGTTCCCCTGGGCGTCCAGGTAGATGGAAGGGAAGTTGTAGTAGAGCGTGCATCCCGGCTTCACGGGCTCCCCGGTGGGGCTGGTCTGCCAGCGGCTGTACTTGCACCCCGCACAGGTGGGGGAGAACGAGCCCCCCGTCTTGCCGTCGTAGCTCCGGCACTCGATAGGGTCGCCGATCTCGCTGCCCCACTTGATCCTGCTCTTGACCAGCAGGATCGGAATGAAGTCGAAGGAGGTCCCGAGCGACTCCTTCAACACGGAGTGCGCGAACCCGCCTCGCGGGTAGCCGAGCTCCAGGTACTCGTCACTGGTGGGCTGGATCAGGACCAGCCGGGGGATCTGGAGGTCCTCCGGTCCGGCATTCTCGATGCCCCGGCTAGAGTTCTTCTTGATGTGCGTCATGCCGCCGGCGGGGCGCAGTGGGGCGATCTCCTGGCTTTCGGTCTTCTTCTTCTTGGGTTTCACGTGCAACATAGGTTTCTCCGGTGAAAATACTACTGGGTTGGCTACCTTACCTTGATCCGACGGGCGGTGTAGGTAGTGAGGTACCGCCTGACGAGCGACTCCCGTTTCTTGTTGAGCTTCACCTCCTCTGGGTCAGTGGGCATTCCCTTGAGGCTGGACTGGGCCGCGGTCTGGAGCGCCGCGTCCACCTTCCTGGCCCATGCCGACAGGGTCTGCGCGTTGATGGTCCTCTTGATTAGGTGGCCGTCGCCAAGCAGCTTGAGCCGCTTGAAGAATCCTGCCTGGTGCTCGACCTTGAGGCTGGCGTAGGTCGTGGTCTCAATGTACAGGGTCTTGGGAGCCAGCTCAATCGACTGGCCGTCCGTGGACCGAAGGTCACAGGCCGCCCGGATGGCGTCCCGGAGAGGCAGAAGCAGCTCCTTGGTCGTGACGCTTGCCTTCTCGGTCTTCAACTGTTGCAGCTCCTCGTCGGTCATACGCTCCAGCAGTGCCTGGTGGACCGCCTCCGTCTCGGCGCCGTTGCTTTTTACTACTTCCGCCAAAACGTCCCCGAGCAGTCGCAGGCGCCGATACCGGACCTGAAGCTCCTTGAGGGACACCTCGACCTGCTCATCCTGGGTGCTCATCGCGACCTCCCGCCGAGCTTGCTGGACCGTATCGTTGGCCAGCAGCCAAGCCATAAGGCGTTTATGCCGTCTCCTGAAAACAAGATACCACCCCGGGGCCGTTTGTGCAACCCTCAGGCAATGAACTTCTTGAAGGCATCGCCGGTGACCAGGTCAGCCAGCCCCTTTTTTTCGGTGAGCCGTGACCAGATGCGGTGCTCTACGGTCTGCGCCCCGCTCCCTAGGGTGCTCAGGAGATCCACGTAGGTGACGTTCCGCTTCTGTCCGATCCGGTGCAGCCGGTCTTCGCTCTGCAAGCGAAGCCGCATATTGAAGGTGTTGGAGTAATAAATGGCCAGGGAGCTGGCCGTGACCGTGATCCCGATGCTGCCTACCCGCACCTGCATGAGCAGGCAGTCGTACCGCCCCCGCTGAAAGGCCGCGATCCGCGCATCCCGGACCCGCGGCTTGACGGCCCCGCGGATCGTGGCGCTCTTGATCCCCGCCTTCCGCAGCTCCCGCTGGAGGATCTCGATCTCCCGGTTGAAGGTGCAAAAGATAACCGGCCTCTGCGCCACGTTCTCCAACACGATACGCAAGAGCTCCTGCAACTTTTGGTTCTGCTCGGGGGGGACGATCGCCGTCCAGTGGGGCTCGTCACCGGTGCCGAGGTTGACGAACCCCCCGGCCACCTGGGTTAGTTTTGTCAGCATCGAAAAACTATTCGTGATGCTCAGCCGGCCGACACCCTCCATTTCGACGAGCAGCTCGTCCCGCAACTTCCGGTAGACCCGGTCCTGCTCCTTGCCCATCGGGACGCTGCGGACCTCGTAGAGCTTCTCGGGGAGATCCACACAGTCTTTTTTCAGCACCCGGTAGGCGTGCCCGGCCACCCTCTTCCGCAGTACATCCAGGTTCTTCCAGCGGTAGGGGACCCTGCCGTAGTCCCCACCCATTTGCGCGTAGTACCCCCGGAAGGCGTAGAAGTTTTCGTAGCCCAGCACGTCCCGAGACAGGAACTTGCACTGGCTGAAGAGGTCCAGAGGGTTGTTGCCGACCGGGGTGCCGTCCATGATCAGGCGCTTTCGCGCGAGAGTCCCCAGCGCCAGCGCCGCCTCACTCTGCCTGGCGTCGATGTTCTTGATGTTGCAGCTCTCGTCAAGGATCATGGCCGAGGGATCCCTCCGCAGGAGGGTGGCAAGGAGAGGACCCAGCTTGGTGCGGAGCGCCTCGTAGTTGACCACGAGGATGGGCAGAACCTGACTCGGAGGGTAGAGCGTGCGCCCTTGCTGTATCAGCTTGGTAAGGACACGCTGACCGGTTGCCCCTGAGTTGATCCGAACAGCCCGGCCATGCCGAGAAAAGATCTCGACCTCATGCTGCCACGAGCCCTTCACGGTGTTGGGACACACCACCAGCGCGAAACGCACCGCCGCGGTCTCGTACCAGTAGTCCAACAGGTCGATCGCGATCTTGGTCTTGCCAGTGCCCATCTCCATGAACAGGCCGTAGAAGTCTCGGTCGTGCGCCTCGTTGAACGCCACTACCTGTTGGGCGAAGCTCTTCACCTTCGGCTCGAAGGCAGGGAGGTAGGTGGGCGTGTGGTCACGAAGCCGGAGCTCGTTGGTGGCGCGGCTGCGGTCCTCCAACTGGCGAAGACGCTCCCACCCGGCGATCCGCTGCCGCACCGCGGGAGGAAGACGAGTCTGCGCCCCGAAGACCCGGAGCACGTGCTGCACGGAGACGCGGGTGACAGGGATCTCCCACCGCTGCTTTTTCTTGATCCAGGCCCGCTCGGGGAGGGTCTTGATCAGCTCGACCGTCCCGGGGTCCCACGCCACCTGTAGCGTGAGCACCCCCTCCTCGTCGTCGTAGCCAAACTGAGTCACGTGGCATCCCCCCAGTTCCCCGCCGCCTTGCCGGCAGTCAGGAGCGGCACCCGGCACCCTAAGATCCGCCCCGCCTCGATCATCGTATCGTCATAGATCCCATCTACCCGGTTCACGTCGTGCTCGGGGATGCTGTCGTTCAACTCGTCGTGGACCTGTAGCAACGGGACCAAGCCGTGGCGCTCGTAGAGCAGCACCTGGGCAACCTTGATCGTGTCCGCCGCGGAGCCCTGCATCACCGCGTTCAAGGCGGGGTTGAGCGAGTCCCCCTCCCGGAAATACCGGCGCCGGCCCAGTACGGTGCATACCCACCCGGCGCTGTTCTGCGAGAGCCGCCGGCGAACGGTCCTCTCGACGTGGATCTTGAGCAGGTGCGCCGAGGGGAACAGCGTGTTGTACTTGTCCACCACCTTGGTCGCCTCGTCGAGGGTCATCCCTAGCCGGGTGGCGGTCTTGGCGAGGCCCATCCCGTAGAGCAGGGCAAAGTTGATCGTCTTCCCGGGCTTCCGAGTCAGGTGCACAATGTCCGCCACGATCTGGTGGAAGTCCGCGTCGGGGTCCCGCTGATAGATCCCGATCAGGTCAGGGTCCCCGGTGTAGTGCGCGAACCACCGGAACTCTAGCTGGCTGTAGTCCCGGCGGTTCCACCGTTGGCCGGGCTCGGGCAGGAACAACTTCCGGATCCCCCACACCGAGGTGCCATACTTCTCCTGCTTTTCAGGGTGCATGACCTGTTGGAGGTTGGGATCGGTCATCGACGTCCGGCCAGTCACGGCCCCGAAGTGGTCGTCCGTCCCGGGGGTGTCCGCGGGAAGCTGGTTGATCACGGCATGAATGCGGAAGTGGTCGCGGCTCCACACGGCATCTTGATCGAGGTACCTCCGGAGGTACCTCGTAGCCAGGTCGTTGATTTTGCGGATCCGGAGCACCTCCTTCGCCAGGTCCGCAAGCTCGGGCTTTCGAGATTGGCTGTAGTGGTGCTCAAGTAGGTCGGTGGTAAAGGACGCCTGCCCGTCCGGGAACCGGTCCGAGGGCTGGGTGTGATGCACCTCCTCCCCCGCCCCGTGGAGCTCCCACAGCCGGCCCAGTTGCTGAGCCGAGCTCGGGTTGAACCGCGGCGCACTAAGGCGGAACCTGAGCCTGCTCACCCCCGTGGTATAGGCCCGCTGCACCTGTTGCAGCCACTTCTCACACTGCTCGTAGTCGAACCGGACCCCGCGCCGCTCCATCAACCAGAGGGGGTAGGTGAGCCGGGCCTCAATATCCCACGCCTTGGCAAGCTCCGCCTGCTCTACCATCTGCAAGGCGTATCGGGCGATCGCGGCGCAACGCTCGGTGTCCCCGACGGCGTAGGCGCCGACTACCCTGCCCGGCGCCTTGGCAATGTCCCTGCCGGGGACCAGCTCGCGCTGCATCATCCACCGCCCAAGGTCCCGCTGCTCGGTCGCCGGGATCTGGCACCACCGGGCCGCCAGCTCCTTGAGTTCGAGGGACTCGCCCCGCACGTACCGGTAGCCCCGGACCAGGCTGGCAAGCACCATCGAACAGCGCAC